GTCGTATATCCAGAAACAATTGGCTATTTCGACGGCGTCTAATTAAATCGTCCTTTGATATTAGAGCCAGCTATAATACTAGCTGGCTTTATTTTAAGGTACTAACGTAGAGGTATTTATGGCTCAGAAAAAAGAAGTAATTGCGGAAACCCCACCTTGGGGCGACGCTCCAATAGTTGAAGAATCTCCTGAAGCTCCTGTAGTCGAAGAAGCTCCAATAGTTGAAGAATCTCCTGAAGCTCCTGTAGTTGAAGAAGCTCCCGTAGTTGAAGAAGTCCTTGAAGCTCCAGCGATCAGAATTACAGGCGTTGGAGCCACAATGGCAGACCGGGTTGTGGCTGTTGTGAAAAATCGCTATACCTTGGCATTCCCAGATGGCCGAAGGGTTACCTACTCCGCTGGCAATGTTGAGATGCCTCGTGAAGATGCCGAACACTGGTATGCAAAGGCAATGGGAACTGCCATTATTGGAATTCCTGATACTGGCGGTGCTGATGGGGTTGGAGCACGTTTTCGATTAACCGCTATGGTGGAAAACTTGTCTTCCCTTGCCGGACAGATTGAAGGATTTTTGTCTGATCATACTGGTTTAAGTATAGCTCAGGCTCAAGACCTTACCGAAGCAGCTTTCAAGGTTAAAGAGGCAGTCAAGCTTATTGGAGAAGTCTAATGGCAAGGCATGTCCACATCCATATCGGGAAAAAGACTGTAGATGCTTCGAAGAATCCAGTTAGCAGACAAAGGATACAAAATGCCACCTCAATAGCTCAAACTATTGTTGGAAAGCTGAAATCCTTTGACCCCGATAGCATGGACGATTCCGACTTCGAGCAGGAAATTGTTAAACGCCTACGTGGCGTATCGAACTGGATGTAATTTACAATGATAACCACAGATCAGTTTAGGGCAGACTTCCCAGAATTCAGCAGCACGGTAACCTATCCAAACTCCGTGCTCCAATTCTGGCTTACCTTTGCTTATCGCATGGTTAATGCTGATCGCTTTGCCTCTAGCCTCGATGTTGGTGCTGAATTATTTACAGCACATTTCATTGTCCTGGAGGCAAGGAGCATGTTGGAAAGTGCCTCTGGCGGGATTCCCGGACAAACAGTTGGCGTCATTAGTAATAAATCTGTGGACAAAGTTTCCATAGGTTACGACACTGGCGCTGGTACCGAAGCTGGAGCAGGGCACTGGAATTTGACCATCTATGGTACAAGATTCATTTGGATGTGCAATATGTTTGGTGCCGGTCCCCTCCAATTCGGCCAAGGATTTGCTCCACCTGAAAGTGGCCTAGCATGGCCAGGACCAATCAATGCACTAACCTTCGGGCAGTAGCATGAATAAAAATTTAAAGATCCTCATTAATAAGCTTCCAAAGTTAAAGGAAAGTTTTGAGGAACTGGTTAAACGTGAAGTCTTAGTCGGTGTCCCTAGCGACAAGGCTGCAAGAAAAGAGAAGGATGCTCCTTCAAATGCGATGCTTGCCTATATCCACGATAATGGCAGCCCCGCCAGAAACATACCAGCCAGACCTTTTATGAAGCCAGGTATTGAAAAGGTGAAGGGAGACATCGAGCAAGTAATGAAAATCGGGGCGACATCGTGCCTAGATGGCGAGAAAAGCGGTGGGGATAGGGCATTGGTAAGGGCAGGACTTATTGCCCAAGCATCCATACGTTCTGTTATAAACGAGGGTATTGATCCCGCTCTGGCGGCCAGTACCCTTCGAGGTCGCATCCGGGCAAGACGTGGCGCTAAAGGGGCGAAGGCTGAACTAGCCAATCGCGCAGCAGGCCTCGGAGAAAGTGCCACTGGAAGTGCCAAACCTTTAATCGTTACCGGCCAATTAAGAAACTCAATCAACTTCGTTATACGGGAAAAATAATGGCAATCCACATCCACCTTAATGCCTCAAAAACAAAAGATGCTAAGACGCATGATTTGAAAGAAAGCCAATATGCCTCTGCAGTCAAAAAGATAGAGGCAGGATTAAATGACTTCTACACCTTAGCTAATGCTGAGACAAATCCTGAGGTTGCCCATTGGTTAAAGAATAATTATGTCTATTCGATTAGACAATTACTAGGCGATTTTCGTGGTTGGAAAGCCATGGTCTTTCCTAGTAAGAAGTAACCTATGGCACTTCTCGATGTAAGCTCAGTCCTCCTTGATCCCGACTTCGTAACCTTTGTCACGATCAAAAGAAGGTTGCAGGTCATCGACGCCCATGGTAGGCCAGCTTTGGTTGAAACCCTTTTCCCAAGGATTCCAGCAGTTATTAATTCTGGCTCACCTAATAATTTAAGCCGGGATGAAGACCATGCCACGTTTACACGCTCAATAAATGTGGTATTATCCTTTAAAATAATCGGGCAGGTGGATGGATTCCTACCTGATATCGTTATCTGGGAGGGTAATAATTTTATTGTGGACAGCTTCGATCCATACCCACAATACGGTGCCGGGTTTTATCAAGTTACCTGCACGAGCATGGATAAGAACGATAGTATGGTAGATGCCGCGGTAAATACCACGATGGGGTCTTCCTTTAATGCCGGCACAAATAGTGCCTTACTTGGAATTATAGCATGAAACTTTCAGTATTAGATGCAGCAGGTGTATTGCAGAGCGTGGTGGTTAATGGCCAAGAGGCCGTTGTCAATGCGAGTGGCATTCTGTCCTCTGGTGCGGCACAAACGATTGCTGCGGCGTCTACTTTCCGCTCCGGATACTTTTTTCAAAACCTTAGCACCCATTCAATGTGGATCAATGATATGGGTACCGCGACAGCCTCCTTTGGCTCCGTTCTGGTTCCTGCTGGGGGGAGTGTTTCAGCACCCTATAACTACCCTCTGACGACCAACGCCCTAAGCTTGATCGGAACGAGTGGCGATGCCTATACTTTGAGAACCTGGTAAATGCCAAACACCAGTGCCTCAGGCGGATATCTTAATGGAGCAGGAAATCCAGCCCCATTAAATGACGCAGGTCTGCAGGATTTCTTCCATGACCTAATTGCTGGGATAACCGGCATAGCTAATGAAAATATTCGTCCTCGTTGGTTGGCAGAGCCCCTCAATATACCTAATAATGGAATTGACTGGGTGGCCTTCGGTGTGGTTAGCAAGTCCCATTTGGGTCAACCCTTTGAGGAGCACTTTCCTATCTCTGTCGCTTATCCAAATGGCTACAACGAATCAAGAAGCCATCGCTTACTTGAGGTAAAAGTCACTATCTATGGACCGAATGCAGAAAGGACTGAAGCCTTGTTAAGTCGGGGCGTTTATGTTGCCCAAAATCAGGAATCTTTGGAGCTACAGAATATGGCATTGATTGGGGCAGGAGATTCAATCACTATACCAGAGTACCTCAAGGAGCAGTGGGTTCAACGTGTTGATTTAACCTTAACCTTTAGTCAGCAATTAATATTTGACTTTGAGGTACAAAATCTCTTACACTCCCAACCGTCCTTGGGGAATGAGCATTACAACGAAATAATTTATATTTAGAATCAGGAAACAACCATGCCAAACTCTAGTCAATTACCAATAAGCCGACTGGTCAATGTATCCGTCAACCTTGCCCCTAACGCTGCTCAAATGCAGAATATTTCGACGCTTCTGATACTGGGCACCTCGAATGTGATTGATACCTTGGAAAGGTACCGAAGCTATAATACCATAGCGGCGATCGCTGCCGACTTTGGAACGCTTACCGAAGAATACTTAGCGGCTGTTTTGTGGTTTGAACAATCTCCACAGCCAACGAATCTTTTAATCGGAAAGTGGGCGAAAACCGCCACCAGCGCATTATTGCGTTGCGCAACCCTATCCTCAGCACAACAAGCGATTGCAGTTTGGAATGCCATTACAGCAGGATCTTTTGAAGTCGCCATTGACGGAATTCCTTTATCCGTATCCGGTTTGAACTTCGCTGGTGCCACTAACCTGAACGGGGTAGCCTCCACTATCCAGACTGCTTTAAGAGCTCAGGCAACCACTTTCGGTATGGCGGCCGCTGCCAGCTTAACCGTTGTGTGGAATTCAATCTTTAGTCGTTTTGAAATCAATTCTGGAACGACAGGGATAACCTCCCTTGCTCAGTTCATAAAGGCTTCTACGGCAACAGGCTTCTATAGCTTTGCCGGACAACCTGCTAACAACGACACCATTACTATTGGTGGCACGCTAATTACCTTTGTTACGGGTGCGGCAGTTGGAAGCCAAGTTCAAATCGGGGCAAGCTTAGCTGCTACCTTGACTGCTTTGGTTAACTTCCTTCGCGCTTCGATTGATGTCAACCTGGTTAAATTTACCTATTACCAAACGGGTACCTATCTGTACCTTGAGGCTGTAACTCCTGGGGTTGCTGGTAATGCCTTGGCTACCCTCAAAACAAGCGTAAACATAACGGTTTCCGGCGCGACATTAAGCGGTGCAGCAGCAGCCGATATCTCTGGTAACCTACAGGGATTATCGACCAGCTCCGGCGCGTATGTTTCGCAAGGGGTTGCAGCAGAAACGGCAGCGGCAGCGGCAGCATTATTTGATGCAAACTTTGGCCAGCTTTGGTACGGAATGCAGATTCCTTCCGCGTCTGATGCTGATCATCAGGCAGTTGGTTCTTATCTTGAAGCGACCACCAGTAAGCACACCTATTGGATTACCACAACTGCGGCTGGTACCCTTGTTTCGACTAGCACTACCGATATCGCCTATTTGATGTCGCAGATGAATTTGAATCGGTCGATTGTTCAATACTCTAGCTCAAACGCTTATGCTGCAGCCACCTTGGCGGCGAAAGCCTTGACCATTGATTACAATGGCAACAATACCGTCATCGACTTATTTTACAAACAAGAGCCAGGCATCACGGCGGAAACACTTAACGCCTCACAAGCTGGAAATCTAGAAGCTAAGAACGCGAATGTCTTCTTGGCTTACAACAACAACACCGCTATAATCGAGCCAGGAAACAATGTAAGCGGCGTGCCTATTGACATTATCACCGGTACAGATTGGTTGGCATTGGATATTCAGAATGCTGTGTACAACTTGCTTTATTTGAGCACAACCAAGATTCCACAAACGGATGCTGGAAACCACCAGATTTTAACCGTTATGGAAGCGATCTTGTCGCAAGCTGTGGACAATGGCCTTCTCGCTCCTGGAACTTGGACTGCTGGTGGATTCGGGGCTTTGAATACCGGAGACTTTATGCCAAAAGGATTTTATGTTTATGCCCCACCGATTGCTAAGCAAAATGTTGCGGATCGCTCAGCCAGAAAATCTGTGACCTTCCAGATCGCAGCTAAACTCGCTGGCGCAATACGGACAGTTTCTGTAATCATCAACGTCAACCGTTAAGGATAAGATATGTCAACTTTTTCATTTTTAAACACGCTATGCTCCATCACCGGTCCAGGTGGATCTATCAACCTCGGTGCCGGCGCGGCAGTGGCTGATGAAGGCATTACCCTCGAACCAAATGATGATATTAACGTCATGACCGTTGGAGCGGATGGCGCGGTTATGCATTCTTTGGGTGCTAACAAATCACGGACAATTACAGTTCGCCTTTTGAAGACCTCCCCAACGAACCAAAAGTTGGCTGCGATGTACGCCTTTCAAACGGCCAGCGCCGCTAACCATGGGCAGAACACCATCTCCCTTGCGAACAACCAGACTCAAGATATGATTACCTGCCAACAGGTAGCATTCAAGCGAGGGGTTCCCCTCACTTATGCCAAAGATGGCGGAATCTGCGAATGGCAGTTCGACGGCGGTATTGTGGATGTTACCTTAGGCGGTAATGTCTAATGGACGCAAAATATCAGATTGTCGGAAAGCTCAACGCCATTGACCAGCTCAATATTGCGAGAAAGCTTTCTCCGGCTCTCCCATTACTTGATGCTGTGGTAGCCAAAGAAAACTCCGGAAAGGATAAAGGGGTGCTGATTACGATGTCTCTTGGGATGCTTTCCGATGAAAGCAGTAAGTATGTTTTGGAAAAATGCTTAGCACTAGCCGTGCGTCATCAGGACTCCGGTCTTCCTGCGCGCATTATGACAAACGGCAATTTGATGTTTGATGATATTACCCTTCGGGATTTGACTGATATAACGGCGGCCGTGATTGAGGAAAACCTTGGGGATTTTTTGACTACCGCCCTGCCCGATTTGATAGCGGAGTAGCCGGCAAGGCGGTAGGCCTAGTGGCTATGGCCAGTGAAGAAGACTTTTTGATGCGTCCGGTTATCGCCGGAATGTGCCAATATGAGTCGTTAAAGAATGGTACTCTAGATCTCCTTGATATAACCAAGATGAATGAGTCTTTAGATGTTCACAGTGAAAATCAATACCGCATCAGGGAAATGAAGTAATGTCCGGTGAAATACTCCAAGAATACCTCATCAAGCTTGGTTATAAAACCGATGCAATAAGCTTCCGAAGGATGGATGCCTCCCTAAGTGGCGCGACCAAAAAGTTTCTTGGATTGGGAACCGCCTTGGGTGGTATAGTGGCAGCTTCTTATGTTGCCACAACTGCCTTTGCATATAGCATGCGAAAGATGTACTTCGCCTCCGACCTCGCTAATAGCTCCGTAAAAAATCTCAAGTCGGTGGGTTACGCCGCCAAGCAAATCGGTGTATCCAGCGAATCGATAGATTCCTTTGTAACCAGCATTGCCCAGATGAAACGTTATGATCCTGGCATGGTTGGATTAATGAAAGGCCTCGGGGTTAATACGGACGAGGTGGATAACACCAAGGTCGCTCTAGAGCTGCTCGGAAAGCTGAAAGAAAAAGGTCCTCTTGAGGGCGTTCAATTTGCGCAAATGTTTGGTATCTCCCAAGACGACTTCACAATGCTAATGCTGGGTTATGATAAGCTCATGGCTAAGCAAGCGGAGTACTCCAAACTGGCAAAGAAGATGGATGTAGATATGGATACCTCCAGAGCCAATGTTGCCCAATATACAGGAACTTTGGATAAACTTGGGGCTACCTTTGACCTTCTCGAGTACAAGATTCTTAATAAGTTCCTCCCGGTATTCAACAACCTTTCCACCGCGACAGAAAACTGGATGGAGGGTTTCGCTTATGGTGTGGACAACCTTGAATCCGAATGGGATGACTTTACCAAATCTTGGGGAGGAATTAAGAACCTTTTCTCCTCCAGCGAGAAGAAAGGTCCGGAACCAACGAGCTCAACAGCAGCTCTATCCTCCGGAAAGGATGCCAAAAGCTATCTAAGTGATCTTGGCAAAAAATACGCTTTACCAGACGGCTTGATGTACAAAGTTTTTGGTATTGAATCGGCCTATGGTGCGAAGCTCGATAGTCCAGCAGGTGCTCAAGGACCTTTTCAGTTTATGCCAAAAACAGCAAAGTCTATGGGACTGAAGAATCCATACAACTTTGAGGAGTCGGCAGATGCCTCCTCTAAAATGTATGCCCGGCTTCATAAAAAATACAATGGGAGTACCCGTTTGGCTGCTGGCGCGTATAATTGGGGAGAAGGCAACATGGACGCCTGGATGAAAACCGGTCGTGGAATGAAAGGCCAACCAATGCCAAGTGAGACTCAAGACTATATGCAGAAAGTGGGAAGCCAGAACCTTGGCGCTGAGGGAGCTAGAGCAAAAGGAGATGTGAACGCCACTGTCCACCAAACAAACAATTTCACTATAACCGGAAGCGATTCAGAAAAGATCAGCGATAAAGTTATGACCAAGCAAACAACCGTTAATGCCGAAACCGTACGCTTAATGAAGGCAGGATTTAAATGAGTATAGCCGCAAGTTTAGCAATCCACACAGGGCAACTCGCTGCCCAGATGATCATGCTGAAACCGCGGAGAGGGATCTTCCCTACCAATATAACAATCCCTGCTATTCTTGCGCAGGCTGTAATTGAGGAAAGGCACCTTGACCGGATGGAGATAACCTCCCACCCAATTGAGCAAGGGGCTGCAATCTCTGACCATGCCTTTGCTAACCCTTCGGAGGTTATTTTAACCTTGGGATGGTCAAATAGTGGACCGATGTCCCAAAAGGAAGAAGCAGCTTCTATCCTTGCCTCATGGGCTTCCACTGAGGGAGGAAAGGTGGGTGCCATAACAGGTGCCGCGGTTGGTGCTGCGCAAGCTGCTAACAACCTTCTTGCTGTATCTAACACCGATCGGGTGGTTGAGGCATATGATGCCATCATGAATTTATATTACACCCGCACACTTTTTACCCTCTACACGGCAAAAAGAATCTACAATAATATGCTTTGCCGACTGGTGGCTACGGAAACGGATGCCGAGTCTCCAAATGCTTTATTCATAACAGTGGAGTGCCAGCAGATCTTAATTGTGGATACAAATCTTATCCAGCTATCCTCAGAAAAACAAAAGAGTCCTGAGGTTACCAGCCCACCGACTAGTGTCGGTCCTAGGCAAATGACGCCACTATAAAGGTTTATCCAATCATGGCAATTTTTGAGATTCCATTATTACCACAAGCGCAGACTCTGAATATAAAGATAGGCTCTGCATACTACAATTTGCTTCTTTTATGGAATCACCAGACCCTAAACTGGAACCTTGATATAATGGATAACGATGGTGTCCCAGTCCTGCGTGGGGTTCCTTTGGTAGTTAATGTCAACCTCCTGGAGCAATACGGATATTTAAATTTTGGTGGGCAGCTTATCGCGGTCAATGATAATTCCTCCGATAGTCCGGTACCCTATGCCGACCTCGGGGTAACTAGCCACCTGAGATTTGTAACTGCATGAGCTTTCACGACCAATGGATAAGGAAATTCAGCCTCTATATCTATTCGGAGAAGAAGGCTCTTGACCTATCGAATATGCATGTTAGATTCGATATCCAGAATGCAGATATTGAATCTCCCAATAGTGCATCGATTAGGGTGTATAACCTTTCGCACGAGACCACACAGCTTATCCTCCAGCAGGGAGAATTCAGCACCGTGGTTCTTAACGCCGGTTACGTGGGTGGAAATTTTGGTATGGTATTTACCGGAACCATAAAGCAATATCGTGTCGGGAAAGAAAGTGCCATAGATACCTATCTGGACATCTTAGCTGGAGACGGGGACATCCCATATAACCAAGGATTCATAAACGAAACTCTAGCTGCGGGAACGACCCACGTACAAGCTATTAACTCCGCAGCAAAAGCAATGGGCCTGGAGGCAGATCTCGGCTCGTTAAAGGCCGACGAGCAGCATGTCCCAAGCCTACGTGGAAAAGTGCGATTCGGGTTAGCCCGGTCTTATATGCGGCATTCTGCGCAGACCTTGGATGCCGGTTGGTCTATACAGAATGGAGTCGTTCAGTTTGTGGACAACAAAGGTTATCAAGAAGGTGAAAAGATTTTCTTAAACGCCGGAACAGGCTTGATAGGTGTTCCCGAGCAGACCGGAGAAGGTATTCGTCTTCGTTGCCTTTTGAATAGCAAGCTCCGCGTTGGTGGATTGGTGCAAGTTTCTAATAAAGATATTAATCAATTAATGAGTGCTAAAAAGGATGGAGGACAAGTCGCTTACGATAGTCGTACACAGCTTATCCCATTAGTCCCATTATCTGAGGATGGGTCTTATCGCCTTATGGCGGTTGAACATTCTGGCGATACCAGAGGAAACGACTGGTATAGCAATTTGGTTGGATTGGCTTTCGATCCTGTAAGTAACACCACAGTGGCAAAATAATGGATAGACTCGAAAGAATAGACTCCCCTCAGGACGCTTTACGCGTTGCTATGGCTGGTGCTCAAGGAAGCATCTGGACAACCCTTCCTGGAATAATTCAATCCTTTAATAAGCTGGCAATGACGGTTACCGTGCAACCAGCGATCCAGATGCAACTAACGGATGCAAAAACAAATAAGGTTTCATGGATGTCCTTGCCTTTATTGGTGGATGTTCCTCTTATGCTTGCGAGCTCCGGAGGAATGTCGGTTACAATGCCTGTAGCACTTGGGGATGAATGTTTGGTATCCTTCGCCGCGCGGTGTATAGATTCGTGGTGGAAAGCAGGAGGCGTCCAGCATCAACACGAATTTAGAATGCACGACTTATCGGATGGCTTCGCCTTTATCGGTCCAAGATCTCAACCAAGAGTCCTCGCAAGTTATAGTGATACCACGATGCAAATACGCAGCGACGATGGAAGTGTTGTCATTGATATAAACCCAACCACGCATGGGATAAGCATAAGTGCTCCTGGAAATTTATCCATAACAGCGCCGACTACCACCATAAACGGGAACTTGGCGGTCATAGGAAATACAACGCATACGGGACAGATTAGTGCTAATGGCAAGAGAATTGATGATAGCCACAAACACAGTGGTGTACAATCAGGTGCAAGTCAAACTGGAGTTCCGGTATAATGTTAATTAGAAAACTCGATGCTAACGGGGATATGACTTTTGGCTTTGGCGCCGGAAACTTTATGGTTAACTCGCCTGAGGCAGTTGCCCAAGCAGTTTCAACTCGCTTGAAGCTTTTCCAAGGAGAATGGTTTACGGATATCACAGCCGGTGTTCCTTATGAAACAAAGGTTATTGGTTTCAATAACGTGCATCATTTTAATTTTGTGATAAAAGAGGCCATCCTAGGGACAACAGGCGTTACTGGGATTTCAGCTTACTACAGCTTTATTGACCAGTTTAGAAATGTGACTATCAATGCCACCATTGATACCTTATATGGCAAGACAACTTTAAACTTTAATTTATGAGCACATATCCTCTTGCTACTTTGGCGCCAACGGTAGACTACTCCGGAATATCCGCTCCAACCTATGCCGATATTTTACTCAGCCTGCAGGCGTCTTTTAAATTAATTTATGGCAATGATATCTATATTACGCCGGATTCCCAAGACGGCCAATGGTTGGGTATCATAGCGAAAGCCATTCACGACACAAATCAAGCGACACTTACCGTCTTTCAATCCTTTTCTCCAACCTTCTCCCAAGGTGCCGGATTATCCTCCATTGTTAAGATTAACGGAATCGCAAGAAACACCAGCGGGTTCTCTACCGCGGTTGGAAACGTGATCGGGGTCGCTGGAACGGTTGTTCTGAATGGTGTGGTTAAAGATTCTTCTGGAGGTCTTTGGAATCTCCCTGCCAGCATAACAATCCCGATTGGAGGATCGATTAGCGTTACTGCCACCTCGCAAGTTGCTGGTGCCATTACTGCATTGGCAGGAACGATTAATGCCATTTACAACCAGCAGCTTGGTTGGCAGTCCTTTACTAGCACCTCAGATGCCTCAGTCGGCGCTCCAGTTGAGTCGGATGCCTCCTTGCGCCTAAGACAGACTATAAGTACAGGCCTTCCTTCTCAAACGGTTCTGAGTGGAATCTTGTCAGCAGTTAACAATGTTGCTGGTGTGGTCCGATCCATGGCTTACGATAATTCCACAGGGGTAACGGATGCCAATGGCATACCGGCGCACTCCATGGCAATCGTCGTTCAGGGAGGGACGGTTACTGATATAGCGAACGCCATTGCCCTGAAGAAAATGCCAGGTGCTCAGACTTTTGGAAGCACCTCATTGATAGTTACTGACTCCCTTGGCTTACCCATTACCATAAACTACTTTGTTCTAACGGTGGTTCCGATTTATTTTGCGGTAACGATTCAAGCCTTGCCAGGATATACCTCCACTACTGGAACTGTTTTGATGCATGCTATAGCCGACTATGTTAACGGCTTAGATATTGGCTATGCCGTCTACCTCGACCAGATAATTGGAGCCGCAGGGTTAATTGGAACAGCCTTGGGTAAAACCTTTCAGCTTACTGTTTTGAAACAGGGAACAGCTCCAGCTCCGACAGGGACGGCCAATATTGCTGTCGCCTATAACGCCGCGGCATCCTGCAGCATTGCTAACATCTCATTAACTGTGGTGTAGCCCATGACGGACACTACCCCATATACAAATCTTGTCACATCGGAACATGCCGATAAGCAAAAGTTTATGAATACAATTGCCGTATCCTGCGCGGCATTTGCCGATTCAGCAGCCTTTCTGGCAAGTATTCCTGCTATGTTTGACATCGACACCGCTGTTGGTAACCAGTTGGACGTGGTTGGTATATGGGTTGGAATATCGAGGGCTTTACCTATTCCACTAACAGGCGTCTACTTCACGCTTGATTCTGGTCCGGGATTTGATAGTGGCATATTAATCGGTCCTTTTGATCCGGTTGCTGGTCTAACCATGCTTCCCGATTCTTTCTATAGGCTCTTACTAAAGGCAAAGATTTTAAACAATCACTGGGATGGCTCGATGCCATCTGCTTATCTTTTAAGTAGCGTGGTATTCGCATCCTACGGGTACACCTTATTCATTCAGGATAACTATAATCTGACGATGAACCTTGGTCTCTTGGGACCGGGTACACCTCCTGTGATTGTGCAGGCAATGCTAATCCATAAACTCTTAGATGTAAAACCGGCAACGGTAAATCTTCTAAGCTATATCTGGCAGGCGCGTCCAGGACCGATATTCATGTTTGATGCTCAAATCGGAAGCACACACTTCGCAGGATTCGACTCCGGCACTTTTGCGGTTATTACCACACCTTAGGAACAGACAATGGCAACAACAGAAATTAGACAATTCGGCGGTGGGGGAACAGGTTCTCCAAACGTCCTAACGCAGGCGCAATTTGATACCTTCTTGGCTGGGATAGCTGGAAACTCCTTTGCCAATGGTGCTATACCTTCAGCACAGCAATTCAACAAGATATTACGACAATCCTCCTTCATGGCAGCCGGCCTAGCTAACTGGCTGGTTAATCGTGGTATATCCGTTGCTGATGATGCCAACCTCGCCGCCTTGGTTGCAGAGATTCAAGCAGGCATGAGCGCCTACTTAACCAAGTCAATTGCTGGGTCGGCTAATGTCACACTAGATCCTGTGCTGGAAGCGAACTTCAATATGATAAACTTGACTGGTGCCATTACGGCAAACCTTCAAGTTATTGTTCCATCTGCTGCCGGCGAGTGGACATTCAAGAATGCCACCACCGGTGCTTTTACAGTAACCGTTAAGACAGCTGCAGGAACTGGTATTGATATCCCACAAGGAACTTCGCTCCTCGTTTGGAGTGATGGCACCAATGTTTATAATGCAGTATCTGGCGTGCCAACATTTACTCAGGCACAGGGTGACCTGATCTGGGCTAAGTTGGCAGGGCTTGGCACACAACAATTTAGTGTTGCCGCAGCTACAACAGCAAGACATGCCGTCGCATTTGACCAAGCTTTGGGACTAGGTCAGACATGGCAGAATGTCGCTGGAAGCAGGGCATTCGCAACGACTTATACCAATTCAACAGGCAAACCCATAATGGTTGATATTGCGTTGACGATGGCTGCATCCTCGGTTACCACGCTAACAGTCGGTGGTATTGTGGTAGGAAGGCTTAACACTAATACCGCTGGGTCGAACGCTTCTTTCTCTGCTATAGTACCTACTGGTACAACATATATCCTTACCAACACAATTGGTGCAAATACGATCTCAGAGTGGACGGAGTTAAGATAATGCATTATTATAAAGATCAAACCAACCAAGTTTATGCTTTGGACTCAACTGCCGATGAGCATTTTCTGCCAGCAGGGAGTGTATTAATAACTCTAGCTGAAGCTGATGCCATCCGTAATCCTCCTTTGACTTTAGATCAAGCAAAAGCTAAGCAGACGGCAGACTTATACGTTCCATACAGCGCAGCAATACAAGCTGATATAGATTATCTAGGGACAACCTTTAATGCGGACGATAGCACCCAACTGCTCATCGTTAAAGTGTTGTCAGCAGGGCAGGTACCGGCAGGATTCTTCTGGCAAGATATAACCAATGCCCAGATACCAATGACCTATGCTCAGGTTCAAGGTTTTGCTGGCACCATTCTGGTTCGTGCTCAGGCGGCATTTGTAAGGCTTCAAAATTTAAAGGCTCAAATCATGGCAGCAACAACAGTAGCGGCTGTGAATTTGATAGTCTGGTAGGCTTGGATAAGCAGCTCGTAAGGGCTGCTATTCCTCGATCACTTTTGAAAGCTTGGTTGTTAACCAATTGTCGAAAGCCCCGTATAGGATTACAGGGGCTATTATCAGTACTAAAGAACAGCTAAGACAAAGCCAGCTGAGGAGAAGAGATATGCCTAAGATTTTTGAAAGTGTGGACATACAAGTTCCTTTAGTGTTAGGGTAAATCGCCAGAAATAAATGCGCCGAGATTAGCCTCAGCATAGCTTTCAAAAGTCCTGAGTATCCGGTCGCTTAGGATATCCGTAATATCCACTCCTTTAAGAGAAACTTTCTGAACCTCGACCTGGTAACCATCTTCCGGATGGTAATGATCCCATTGCTCATACGTGAAGATTACCTGGACAAGTGTTCCTTTTAGATCGAGGCTAATTTCTTTCGTTTTCATTGCAAGATTTCTTTTAATGCAAAGCTGCCACCAAATAGCAGCACAGACATAATAAGCACTGTGGCTACCATGCACGCCAAGTCGCACCAACAAAAACCAATTCTTTCTTTCATAATAGCTCCTCCCGATTTACATACGGATCGATTTTAGGCTAAACGTAGGAGATCTGAATCTCCTCAATATGGATAGTCTTCGGGGTTATCTTGGGAGCTCCTTTTGCTCCCGACTCTTTCTTGGCTATAATAGGCGGTTGGGTTAGAAACCAAACGCACATTTTTGTAGCGAACCCTTTTTCCTTACTCCTCGGCAATGCTCTGGAGTAGGATATTTTTCGGTGTAATGGGTTGCTAGCAACAAATGCTTCCACTTCCTTGTCATCGTAAAGGAGACCTTTTCTCCTCCGGCCAACAACAGCAGGGAGGACTATGTAACCATGGTTGTCCATCCTCGTTAGCTGGCGAACGGAGATGCTAAGCATCCTGGCGATGTCGTCTCGAGTCTTCATTTCCCACCCAATTGCGTAGAAAAGGCATAGGAAGAAGCCAGTTTAAATGCTTCAATTCTGCTTGGGTGAATGAAAAGTTGATCGAGAATATGCACGAAGTACACGTTTCCCATTTTATAACCAGTCATTGGTTCTTCTCCTGTTCAGCATAATTTTTCTTAGCCTCGCTAATTACCTCGGCAACCTTTTCAGCTTGGGCTTGAGTCCATTCCGCCGTGCCAGGAGTTTGTTGAGCAAGCAACATTTCCATGCGATCAATCCTTCCAGACATATCAAATGCCAGAACAAGGATGATTAGTAAAATTAAGATTTTCATTCTTCTTCTCCAAAAATTATTTCACTGGCCAAAGTTATTTCACCGCGATAAATTCTATCGGCTGGATGAACATCCTCCAATTCTTCATAGGTACCACACCAGCATCTGTTCAAAGCCTTTGAGGTAGCGAGACGTGCCTGATGCTCATCGTCGGTTTTAACTACAAAATAGCCAGGAAAATGCCTTTGCCCGAGACCGAGCGTCATATAAAACTTTTTCATAATTTTCTCCTT